ACTGAAAGCCGCCCTGCGTGTTAAACTGGAACGAGAAATTGTCTATCCACCCGACAAAGTTGAGGTTGAATTTGAAATTAAAACATCTTGCAATGATGGTGAAGAACACACATTGTCTTTGATTTACAGGGGAAGGGATGACAGTTTTTATGTCGCATTTGATGGGATTCAATTATATTACAATAGATCGGGGAAATTAGTTTTGAATCAAACAAGATGGCCTTTGATTTTAGGCTTATCGGACGCACATCGTTTCATGGCAAAGCAAATCATAAGGCGAAGGCGGGAAAGATAATGCCATTATATGAACTGAAATGCCAACAATGCGGACACGAATTCGAATCAATGCAGAAAATGAATGATCCTAATTCACCATGTCCAAAATGCAAGGGCGAAACAGAACGTCAAATGAGCATATCGAATTTTCATTTGAAGGGCGGCGGGTGGTTTTCGGACGGGTATTCAAAGGGGGAGAAATGATTTGCGGCGATTGCAAACACATAAAAATCGAAGGTCTTCTTGTTTGGCATTGTAAGAAGCACGACAAGACAATTAAAAAGTGGGATGTCAAGTGTGATGATTGGCTTGATATGTTTTTCAAGAAGGGGTTGAAATGAAAGAGTTGAACGAATCTTATACTGTTAAACTTTTTGACCGCAACATGAGATTGCGAAAAACAATCAATGATCCGGTTGTTGTAAGCGAAAACGGAGTCAACAAGATTCAGATTCCGAAAACAAAATGTCGATATATTCAAATAGTGACAACGGTATCAGGTGAACACGGTCTTGAATGGAAAGCGTCGCATGACGCAACTATAAGCATGAAGGATGACAATGAAAACTAAACGAAAGAAACTTCCGGCGATTAAAACCTTGAAGGCGAAAGCCTGGAAGTTGATGTCGCAAAAAGTCAGACAGTCAAACGCGAACTTCGCTGGAACTGTTGCTTGCGTGACATGCGGATCGGTTCTTTACTGGAAAGAGATTCACGCCGGTCACTTTGTTCACGCATCAAAGGGAAGTTTTGTCAGCTATGACGACAGAAACATTCACCCGCAATGCTGCGGTTGCAATACTTATCGCGGCGGAATGCTTATTGAATACACTTTATTTATTCAGGACAAGTTCGGAACAGAAGTCATTGACGAACTAAAGCAGAAAAAGCAAACGATTATGAAACGGGCAGACTTGAACGAAGTGATTGAAAGGCTTGAAGGGGAAATCGAATGAAAAAGGTGTTGAAGGGATGGGGCGACGAACTTTGGATCGTCAACAATGAAAAATATTGCGGAAAATTAATGACATTCGAAATGAATAAGCGGTGTTCGTGGCATTACCACAAGTTGAAAGATGAAACATTTTATATCCTGGCTGGATCATTCAGAATCAAATATTCAAAAGGCGATGATTTTGAAAGCGCGCCGGAAATGATTTTGTGTCAAGGTGATGTTTTTGAAGTTCCGATCGGATTAAGGCATCAAATGGTTGCGCTTGAACCTGATTCAAAGATAATGGAATTTTCAACGCAGCATTTTGATAGTGATAGCTATAGAATAATCAAAGGTGATTAAAAGGAAGAAGATGTCTGAAGAAACGAAAGTCGTTGCACAGATAGTCGGATATAAAAATTTAAAGATTGCGGGCGGAATGCGGGTTGAAATAGACTTGTTCGAAGCGCGGGAAACTGATATTTTGAAAATGGTTCTTCTTGCGAACCGGAAAGAGGTCGTCACGATGACGCTTGAACCTTACAGGCCGAAAGAAGGAAAGGTCGAAACGAAAGGGAAAAAGGAATTCAAAGACAAGGGGGCGGAATGAATGATATTTTAAAACGAATCAAGGAATGTGACACCGTTGAAGGATTGAAAAATATATATATTGATGATACAAAAGACTATGAGGACGCCACAAAAAGACTTGATGAAATCGAAGGTCAATTCAAGGAACTTCAGCTTGAAAAAAGAGAACTTCAAACAAAGTTTTATTCTGGAATAGATATTGACGGCATGATAAAGCATAGAATCGGCGAAATAATATTGAACGCGGGCAAGGGCGCAGATGAAAAAACCGACTAAATCAAAGACACAGACAATCAAGGTCAAAAGGGTCGAAGATATGACGCCGAAGCAGCAAGCGTTCGTTCGGGAAGTTCCGAAGTGCGACTTCAATTTGACACAAGCTGCGATCAATGCAAAGTATGCAAAAGGAAGCGCACAGCAAACGGGTTCACGGCTGATGTTGAATGCTGTTATCCAGAAAGAGGTTGCAAGGGAAGTCGAACGTCGCAATCGGGCGGTTGAAAAGAAGTCTGACGTCGGCGTGTCGTGGGTCATTGAAAAGCTGAAGACAACAGTCGAACGATGTATGCAGATCACGCCTGTCATGGTGAAGGTCGGTGACAAATGGGAAGAATCAGGCGAATTCACATTCATGTTTCAAGGATCGAATGCAGCCTTGAAGATGATCGGCGATCATTTAGGAATGTGGAAGACGCAAATCGACTTTTCCGGAAAGATTGACATTAATCATCTTGATGATGTCCCGACGGATATGTTGCTTGCCGTCATGCAAATGATTAGCGAATCAGGTCAGAAACAAATCACACTTGATACGGAAGGGAGGTTGATCGAATGAAAAAGCGCAAATTGAAAATCCGATGGACGTGTTCAGATTTCGTCAAACATTCGCATCGATGGAAGTGGTCGGTGTGGCTTTGTGGCCGGTGGCAGTATTTAATCGCATTATTTGGGCGCGATAAGATATATAATGTTGATAAAAACGGAACAATAGTCGGGATTCAATCAAAATCAAAATGAATCAGGTCTTGCAAATAGCAGACTTTCAGCGCGTCCTTCAGGAAGAAATCGCACAGCGGGAAGCTATGCGGAATCATCTTTCACCGTTCATCAAGAAGACTTTCGAAACGGTTGATCCTGGCGCTGTTTATTCGCACAACTGGCACATCGACGCAATTGCTGAATTCCTTGAAGCATGTCATCGTCGTGAAATAAAACGCGGCATCATAAACATTCCACCAGGTTATTTGAAATCAATCAGCGTCAATGTCGCGTTTCCGGCGTGGTTGCTAGGTCAAAACCCTTCCGAAAGAATTGTTTCCGGTTCATATAGTGAAACGCTAAGCTTGAAGCATAGCGTCGATTGTCGATTGACTATTCAGTCGAATTGGTACAAGAACACCTTTCCCGATGTTATTTTGTCGGCAGATCAAAACACAAAGCAGAAATTTCAAACAACGGCACGCGGTCAACGATACGCGGTTTCAGTTGGCGGAACGGTCACGGGTGACGGTGGAAACCTCTTAATTGTCGATGATCCTATCAACCCGAAAAACGCGATGTCGGACACAGAAAGGAACAACGCGAATGATTGGTTCGATCAAACATTCTATACACGACTACGGGACAAGAAGAACGGCGCAATCCTTGTCATTATGCAAAGACTTCACGTCGATGACTTGACCGGACACTTATTGAAAAAAGGCGGATGGGAGTTGTTGAGAATTCCGGCCATTGCAGAACAAGACGAAGAATGGAAGTTGAACGGAGGTGTCTATTATAGAAAGAAAGACGAACTTCTTCATCCGGATCGCGAAGGCGCTGAAGAAATTGAGGCAGCAAAAAGGGAACTAGGATCATATGGATTCGCAGGGCAATATCAACAAAGACCGGCGCCACTTGAAGGCGGTATGGTTGAATTGTCATGGTTCAATAGATACGGAGCTATTCCGGCACGGGAAAACGTCATTCGTGTTATTCAGTCATGGGACACTGCACAGAAGGCAAAAGAAGTGAACGATCCCTGGGGCGGCGGAACGTGGTTCGAAACTGAAAAGGGCTACTATCTTGTTGATTCGATTAATAAACGCATGACATACCCTGACGGGAAACGAACGGTTATCGGATGGTTTGACAAGTGGCAACCTGACGTGATACTAATTGAAGACAAGTCAAGCGGTGAAGCATTGATTCAAGATTTAAGGGTTGAAGGGCGTTATCCTGTCATTGCAATACAGCCCGACGGTGACAAGGTCACACGGCTGTCAACCGCTTCACCCATTATCGAAGCGGGCAATTGCTGGTTGCCGAACGCGTCCTTGCGTATGCCTTGGCTGGTTGACTTCGAACAGGAGATCGCAACATTCCCGAACAGTTCTGACAAAGGGCAAGTCGATCAAACAAGTCAGTTCTTGAATTGGGTCAAAGTTCCGTCAATACCGACGTTAACGGTTTTATGATAGGGGGTTGAAATGATTATCAAACAAGAAAAAGTGTTCAAGCCGGTAACAATCACACTTGAAACAGAATCAGAATATATTGCATTTGTTCAGATCGTTGATGAAGCCGAAAGGTTTCAATGTTCCGACAGGGAATTCATGGGCGAAGATGCTGACAAATTAATCGTTGAACTTAGCAACCATTTTTCGGAAGGGGGTTGAATTGGAAAATCCATTGAAGAATATTCCATTGTTCACGGGAAAAGCATTTGTCGCAGCAAAGACGAAACAAGGTTGTCACATTATCATTCCGGTTGACAGCGTGGATGATAATGTTCTTCAAGAAAAGAAGAATGCCTTGCAAGCATATCTTGACGCGACGACATGATTTGCCCTGAACACGACACAGACGTCGAACAATGCAATTGTCAGGCGGCGCAATCCTTGATTGAACTGTCAAGGAATCACACGCCGGATGATTTGTCACAAGAACAGGCCGAACAATATGCGCTTGAACTTTACTGGCAAAGTATGGTCAAACAGCGGAAAAGGCTTGACAATCAGCCTTGATTTTGATATATAAGACGAACAATTATTCCTTTCACTAGATTTCTTTCATTCAAGGGGTGCGGCGTCTTGACAATAAAGGCGGCGCATGAATCTTTTCGGCTTAGAAATCACACGACAGAAGAAGCACGAAGTCAAAGCGTCGCAAGTCGGACAGCTTATTTCCCTTTTCAAATTAGGTCAGGCCGTATGGACGCCGCGTGACTATGCTAAACTAGCAAAAGAAGGCTACACTCAAAACGTCGCTGTTTTTGGTTCGGTTCGTGAAATAACGTCCGGCGCAAAATCCCTTCAGTGGCAACTATTCAGCAAGCGCGGTCAAACAAAGACCGAAATCACAGATCATCCCCTTTTAACACTTATCAGAAGACCGAATCCGAATCAGGGTGGCGGTTCATTCGTTGAAAGCGCATTCGGCTTTTTCCTTTTATCTGGAAACGAATATCAAGAAGCCGTCACGGGATCGCGCGGAATCCCGATTGAACTTTACACCCACAGGCCAGACAGGATGAAGGTTGTTCCAGGTCAATTCGGTGTTGCCGGTGCTTATGAATATTCCGTCAACGGTCAGATATTCAGGAACTGGGAAGTTGATCCAATCACAGGACAAGCAGAACTTTCACAATGGAAATCTTTTCATCCCTTAAATGATTGGTATGGAATGTCAGCGATTGAAGCCGCTGCATTCAGTATCGACACGCACAATCAGGCCGGTCAATGGAACAAAGCTTTGCTTGATAATAGCGCAAGACCTTCGGGGGCGCTTACGTTTGAGGGTGGCGGGAATATGACGCGGGATCAAAAAATTGACCTGAAGGCCGAAATAGCAGATAAATATGTGAGTGCAAAGAACACCGGACGTCCGTTGTTGCTTGATGGTGGTTTGAAATGGCAAGAAATGGGACTTTCACCGAAAGACATGGATTTTCTTGAAGGGAAGAATATGTCAGCACGTGAAATCGCCCTTGCTTATGGTGTCCCGCCGATGATTTTGGGCATACCTGGCGACAATACATATTCGAATTATCAAGAAGCGCGTCTTGCATTATGGGAAAATACAATCATTCCGCACGCAGACGCATTCCGTGACAGGTGGAACAACTGGTTGACACCTTATTTCGGCGACGATCTTCGTCTTGATTATAACAAGGACGCAATCGAAGCCCTTGCGCCACGTCGTCAGATCATATGGGACAGGGTAAAAGAAGCGACGTTCCTGACAGACAACGAAAAGCGTGAAGCGGTCGGCTATGCCCCTATAAAGAACGGTGACATCATTTACAAGCCTTTTTCGGCAATTCCAGCAGGGACGACAGCGCCGGACGACAACGGCAAGAGCCTTGAAGGGAAGTTCGTTAATCTTGACACCGATGAAGAACGTCAAAAGGAATGGATCGCGGCGAATCGGTTAATGATGAAGTTTGAACGCGGTATGACGAAAGAGTTCGCGCATCTTCTAATTAAACAAGCCGAAGAAGCGGCCGAAGCATTCAAGTCGGACGGAACGACAGGCGCGGAAATGTCTTTGCGTGGTGTCAAGCCTGAAATCAAGAATCTTTTGAAATCACATTATGTCGGCATCATGGACATATTCGGAAGCCGCACAATGGATGCGTTCAAACATAAGGCCGTTGAAACGAAGGACGTTGATGATTTCTATGAAGCATCTGTCACGCAATGGATCAGTCGTTTTCTTAACGGCAAGGCGAATGTCATTTCAAAGACAACCGTTGACAATATATTCGCAGCAATCAAGACGGGCGAAGAAGAAGGACTGACGAACGTCGAAATCGCTGACTTGATTGAAGAAAAGACCGGCGGTCAAGCTGCATGGACAAGGGCGCGGGTGATTGCACAAACTGAAGTTCATGCGGCAGCAACGGCAGCAAGTGACACGGCAATTGACGCAATGGGATTCGATAACGCAAAACGTGTTTGGTTGTCTTCAGGAGACCAGGGAACAAGAGACACGCATCTTCAGGCAACCGGACAAAAGCGCAGCATGACAGAACCTTTCGATGTGGGCGGTTCGAAGTTGATGCGTCCAGGCGATCCGGCTGGCGATCCTTCGGAAACAATCAATTGCAGATGTATAGTTACATATGAGATATAAGGGGGCAAGGTGGACAAATTAAATGTGGCATTTGAAGTCAAGACGATCAACGAAGAAGGATCGTTCACAGGATATGCAGCAATATTCAACAATGTTGATTTGGGCGGCGATAAGATCATCCCAGGCGCTTTTAAAAAGACACTAAGGGCGAACAAGGGAAAAGTTCCTGTCTATGCCGATCATCACACACACATCGGATGGAATCTGAAGGCGAAGGAAGATGAAAAAGGTCTTCTTGTCGAAGGTCAAATCAATCTTGATGTTCAGTTAGGTCGTGAAAAGCATGCACTTATGAAACAAGCGCACGAAATCGGCGCACAAATTGGATTGTCGATCGGTTATTCGACAGCGGCGCGGGAGTATGAAAAAGACGTTCGGATTCTTAAAGAGTTAAACCTTTTTGAATATTCAGTGACGGCGATCCCGATGAATCCGAAGGCAAGTGTCACAGCGGTCAAGAATAAAGATGGCAATGACGAACTTGTTTTGAACTTTAAAGAAGAAACAATCACAGATGTTCGTTCCCTTGAAGCAGCCTTGCGCGACGCAGGGGTTTCAAAGTCAAAAGCGCAGGGCGCAGCGTCAATCGTGTTCGGTCGGTGCGACACCGACAACACAGAAGGATTGAAAGACGTCAAAGAATCAATGGACAGAATAGCAAATATCTTTAAATCATAAGGGGGTAAAAATGGAACTGAAAGAATTAAATGAATCAATTGAAGGCATGGGCAAAGCCTTTGAGCAATTCAAGACGGCGAACGACAAACGTCTTGACCAGCTTGAAAAGAGGGGAACGGTTGATCCTCTTGTCACGGAAACACTTGAAAAACTGAACAAGGAAATGGACACGCATCAAGACACAATCGACAAGATTGAAGTCACCATGAAAAGAGTTGCGGTCGGTGCTATTGAAGGAAAGGAAGTTGACCTTGCTGCGAAAGCACACAAGGAACATTTCGAAAAGTTCGTCAGAAGTGGCGACGAAGCTGGTCTTCTTGACGCACAAATGAAGTCTTTGTCGGTTGGTGTTGATTCAGACGGCGGTTATACCGTAACGCCTGAAACATCGAATGAAATCCTTCGGACTATCACCGAAACTTCACCGATACGTCAGATCGCAAGCGTCATTTCGATCGGAACGGATTCATTTCAGCAGCTTCGCAGAACAGGCGGCGCGTCAAGTGGTGGTTGGGTAACTGAAAAGGGTTCAAGATCGGAAACAGGCACGCCGACACTTGGTCGTCTTGATATTCCTGTTCACGAACAATATGCAGAACCAGCCGCAACGCAGAAACTTCTTGATGATAGTTCAATCAATATCGAGTCATGGCTTGGAATGGAAATCAGCGACATTATAAGCGAAACCGAAAACACTTCCTTTGTTTTAGGAGATGGAGTCGGAAAGCCGCGTGGTTTCCTTGCTTATGATTCTGGAACTTCTGACGAACAGATTGAACAGATTGTTTCCGGAACTTCCGGCGAAGTTACAGCCGACGGACTTATCAATGTGCAAACTGCATTGAAAGAAGGCTATCAGGCGGGCGCGAATTGGGTCATGTCAAGGGCTACAAGAGGTCTTATTAGGCTATTGAAAGATACAGGAAGCGGCACGGATCAGTACATGTGGCAACCTGGTTTGACAGCCGGTGAACCTGACACGCTTCTCGGTAAGTCAATCACGCTTGCATCGGACATGCCCGTTGCTGGCGCGAATTCTCTTTCAATCGCTTATGGTGATTTTAGAAGGGGTTACAAGATCGTTGACAGATCAGGCGTGACAATCCTTCGCGATCCGTTCACAAACAAGCCTTTCGTCCTGTTCTATGCGGTCAAGCGTGTTGGTGGTGCGGTTGTGAACTTCGAAGCAATCAAGATCAACAAGTTCGGCACTTGATTTGAACCTTAATTCAGAAAAAGGGGGTTCATTATGAGAGGGCAAGTTGATAACATTGACATCGTGAACACGATTGATCCGGATGACTACACGTCAACCGTGACCGGCGTCGTCATTGATCTTCAGGGATATGACAGCGCGACGATTGCGTTCATGGTTGGAACGCTGACAGACGGTGTTCACACGGTCAAAGTTCAGCACGGCGACGAAGCGGGCGGCGGTGACATGGCCGATCTTGATTCGACAGATTGGACAGGAAGGGCGCTTGACATCTTGCACAGCGACGTCAATCAACGTGTCGGGTATATCGGAAACAAAAGATATATTCGTGCAGTGAACACGGTTTCCGGTGGCCCTGGAACGGGTGTTCAATTGGCCGTTGGTATCGTTCGTGGAAAGCCTGGACTTGCGCCGGTTGCTTATCCTTCATGGAGTAGCAGCAGCAGTTCAAGTCAGTCAAGTTCTAGTCAGTCAAGCAGTTCAAGTTCTAGTTCTTAAACATTAATCGGGGCGGCTTATCGTCGCCCCTTATTTCAAAGAAAGGGGGTTCAATATGCGTGATTTAGTAGGGCATTTAGCAATTGCAAGTTCAATTGATCCTGACGACTACACAGCGACAGCGACAGGGGCAATCATTGACCTTCAAGGATTTGATTCAATGATGGTGTCAATCCTTGTTGGTACGTTGACGGACGGTGTTCACACGCCGAAACTTGTTCATGGCAACGAATCGAATTTATCTGACGTGGCCGACGTTGCTGCGATAGACCTTGACGGCGAGTTTGCTGCGGTTGTTTCAGACACGAATCAGGCAGTCGGCTATCTTGGAAACAAAAGATATTGCCGGATTGTCATAACGATTTCTGGGGGGCCTGGAACAGGGGCGCAGATGTCCGGAGCAATAATCAGGAACAAAGCGAATCTAAGCAATTAGAATCGAAAGTAAGTTGACAAAGGGGCGGAATTAAACCGCCGCCCCTTTTTTAAATCAATTTAGCAGATAGGCAGACAGGCAAATAGACAGAAATAAAGGAGATAGAAATGTTTGTAAAAGTTATTAAAAATGATCCTAAAGGAACTGGAAACACAGGGTCAATGATGTATGAATGTAAAAATATAGTATATACCC